TTTTTCCATGGCTAACAGTATCTTAACCATCGACATGATCACGCGCAAAGCGCTTGAGATTCTCGAAAACAACCTTGTGTTGACCCGTAACGTGAACCGTCAGTACGACGACAGCTTTGCTGTTGAAGGTGCCAAGATTGGTTCGACCCTGCGTATTCGCCTGCCTGATCGCGCTTTGGTGACCGACGGCGCCGCCTTGCAAGTTCAAGACGACAACGAACAGTTCACCACCTTGACCGTGTCAACCCAAAAGCATATCGGCGTGAACTTCACTTCTGCCGAATTGACCATGCAATTGGATGACTTCGCAGAGCGTGTGTTGAAGCCTCGTATCAGCCAGTTGGCCAGTTCTATCGACGCCGACGTCGCCAATGCTTACAAGAGCATCGGTAACACCGTGGGCACGCCTGGCACCACTCCTTCTACTTCTTTGGTGCTGTTGCAAGCCCAGCAAAAGCTGAACGAGAACGCCGCTGTGATGAGCCCCCGTTATGCCACCGTCAACCCCGCCGCTAACGCTGGTTTGGTCGAAGGCATGAAGGGTCTGTTCAACCCCACCGATACCATCAGCCGCCAATTCAAAAACGGCATGATGGGCATGGGTGTGTTGGGCTTTGACGAGATCAACATGTCTCAGTCGATCAAGCAGCACTCCACTGGCACCCGCGCCGCTACCGGCACCGTCACTGCTGCCGCTGTGACCGCTGAAGGTTCTGCGACGCTGTCGTTGACTGTTGGCTCTGGTGAAACCATCACCGTTGGTGACGTGTTCACGATTGCTGACTGCTACGCTGTGAACCCGCAAACCCGTGAATCCACTGGTTCGTTGTTCCAGTTTGTGGCTTTGGCATCAACGACTGCTAGCACCACCGCTACCGTGACCGTAGCGGCCATGTACTCGGCCGACCATGCTCTGGCTACCATGCTGACTTTGCCTGCTACTGCCAAGGCTGTGGTGTTTGTGGGTGCTGCTTCAACTCAGTATCCCCAGAACTTGGTCTACCACAAAGATGCAATTTCGTTCGCCACGGCTGATCTCTTGCTGCCGCAGGGGGTCGATATGGCTGCGCGTGCCGTTCACAATGGCATCAGCTTGCGTGTGGTTCGCCAGTATGACATTAACAACGACCGGATGCCCTGTCGTATCGATGTCTTGTACGGCTACAGCACCATTCGTCCACAAATGGCCTGCCGCATTTGGGGTTGATCTGAAACGGGGCTTCGGCCCCTTTCGTCGTAACATCTTTTTCAAGGAAATTTATCATGGCTCTCCCTAATGGTACTAGTGGCTATCAAGTTGGCGCAGGCAATACCGCCGAAGCGCTGTTGATGGTTCAAGGCGCTCCCACTGCAATTACCGCAACCACCGCAACCCTAACCGGCGCTCAAATGGCCGTCGGGTTGATCACCAGCAACACTTCGGCTGACACCATTGTGACGCTGCCTACCGTTGCCGATCTGGAGCTTGCGATCAGCAGCGCCCAGAAAGTCAACGCCGCATTTGATTTTGCAGTCGCCGTTGACGACACTGCATATCAGTGCACCTTGGCCACCGCTGCTGGTTGGACGTTGCTCGGTAACATGGTGGTGTTGGAAAACACCGGCGCCTTGTTCCGCGCACGTAAAACTGGTGATGGCACTTGGACTTTGTACCGCATCGCGGGCTAAACCAACCAGGGGGCTAATCACCCCCTTCTTTTTATGCCCATCATTTACATGTCTCACCCCGTTCACGGCGCCAAAGTTGCAACGATGGAACTTGAAGCTGTAAACGATGAAAAAAATGGCTGGACACGCTATACTCTTGACACGCCAATTGCTGTTGAAGAGGCGGCTCCACAGGAAGTAAAACGTAGACGTGGCCGTCCAACTGTTGAGGCGGTCGAACTAGGAGCGTAAAGATGGCCACCTACTCTGCTGCCGATCAGATCAACCGGGCGCTGCGGCTGCTGGGTGTGTTGGCCGAAGGTGAAACCCCTTCTGCGTCAGTGTCTCAAGATGCGCTGATGGCGCTCAACCAGATGATCGACTCATGGAATACCGAGCGTTTGTCTGTCTTTTGCACCATTGACCAGATTACCAATTGGCCAGTTGGCTCAATTGAAGAAACCCTTGGCCCCACCGGCTCTTTGGTGCGCCTAAACGGCACCGCCGTGCGGCCCATTCAAGTTGACGACGCCACCTACTACAAAGACCCCGGCACCGGGGTGTCGTATGGCATCAAGCTGATTAACCAGCAGCAATACAACGGGATTGCGGTCAAAACTGTGACCTCGACCTATCCCCAGGTAATGTTTGTCAACAACACGTACCCAGACTTCACGATTAACATCTACCCGCGCCCCACACGTCTGCTGGAGTTCCACTTTGTCAGCGTGCAAGAGCTAAGTCAGCCAGCTAACTTGGCGACTAACATTCTGTTCCCGCCTGGGTATCTACGTGCCTTTGCGTATAACTTGGCCATGGAGTTTGCGCCTGAGTTTGGCGTCGAACCTAGTCCCCAAGTGCAGCGCATTGCTATGACGTCCAAGCGCAACTTGAAGCGCATCAACAATCCTGATGACATCATGTCTATGCCGTATTCGCTAATCGCCACCCGTCAACGTTTTAACATTTACGCAGGAAACTACTAACATGGCCACCATTGCAATCACTTCCCTCCCCGTAGCAACTGCTGCCGCTGCTGCTGATGTCTTGCCGATTGTGCAATCAGGCACAACCAAACAAGTCACTAATGCGTTGTTGTTTACCAATTCAACAATGGTGACGCCAAACATTGGCGCGGCCACGGGTACAAGCCTGACTGCCACAGGCACTATTGTGTCCACTGGCACGGCAGGCGTGGGCTATGCCACAGGCGCTGGTGGGGCGGTCACGCAAGCATCAAGTCGCACCACAGGCGTTACGTTGAACAAAACAACGGGCGCAATCACGTTAGTAAGCGCGGCGGGTTCGGGTACTGCGGCAACTTTTACTGTAACCAACAGCACCGTAGCGGCAACCGATGTCATTATCTTAAACCAAAAGTCAGGCACTGACTTGTACGATTTAATGGTTACTGCGGTGGGAGCCGGTAGTTTTAACATTACATTCCGCACCACTGGTGGCTCAACAACTGAACAACCAGTTTTTAATTTTGCAGTTATCAAAGCAGTTGCGGCTTGATGAAAACGCCCATCCTTGGCTCGACCTACGTGACCCGCAGCGTCAACGCTGCGGATGCCCGTATGGTCAATCTATTTCCAGAAGTTATCCCCGAGGGTGGTAAAGAGCCGGCATTTTTGCAACGTTGCCCAGGCTTGGCGTTTTTGTCAACAATGGGCGATGGCCCGGTTCGTGGGCTGTGGGCGTTTTCGCCTAACGATGGCGTCGGCTTTGTAGTGTCAGGCACTCGGCTCTACAAGATCAACAACGCCTACGTGCCCACACTGATTGGCACCGTGGCCGGTTCTGGGCCGGTTAGCATGGCCGACAACGGCACGCAACTGTTCATTGCAGCCAACGGCCCCAGCTATATCTACAACAACACCACCAACGCCTTTGGCCAGATCACTGACCCTGACTTTCCCGGCGCGGTAACGGTCTGCTATCTGGACGGCTATTTTGTGTTCAACGAGCCCAATAGCCAAAAGATGTGGGTGACCACCCTTTTGGACGGCACGTCCATTGATCCGCTTGAGTTTGCCAGCACCGAAGGGTCGCCTGACGGCCTGCTGGCCGTGGTGTCCAACTTCCGCGAAGTTTGGGCCTTTGGCACAAACTCTATCGAGGTCTGGTACGACTCAGGCGCTACAGACTTCCCCTTGCAACGCATCCAAGGCGCGTTCAACGAACTTGGCTGCGCAGCGCCATACTCAATTGCCAAGATGGACAATGGCCTTTTCTGGCTGGGCCGGGATCGCCGGGGGCAGGGCATTGTTTACAGGGCCAACGGGTACCAAGGCCAGCGCATCTCCACCCATGCGGTTGAATGGCAAATTCAACAGTACAGCGACATGTCGGACGTCATTGCGTACACTTATCAACAGGATGGTCACAGCTTTTATGTGCTGATTTTCCCCACGGCCAACACCACTTGGGTGTACGACGCAGCCACTCAAGCCTGGCATGAGCGGGCAGGCTTTGTTCAAGGTGAGTTTACTCGGCACCGTAGCAATTGCCAGATGGCATTTAACAACAAAATTGTTGTTGGTGATTATGAGAACGGCAATATCTACGCCTTTGACCTTGACGTGTATGCCGACAATGGAGAAATTCAGAAGTGGCTGCGCACCTGGCGGGCGCTGCCCACGGGTCAAAACAACCTCAAACGCACGGCCCATCACAGCTTGCAATTGGATTGCGAAACGGGCGTAGGGCTAAATCTATACCCTGCATACGCCAGCGAAAACATAGACACTGAGTCAGGGTTAAACCTTGTGGCTCAATATGTGCAAACCTATTTGGCCACTCAATCAGGCGACATATTGACCACTGAAGCAGGGGATGGTTTTGAACCGATTGGGCAATACGAGCTATCAGATACTGACATTACGGGCTATGAAATTGTCACCAATTCATACCCTGCTGCACCAGGCTACGAGCCTGAAGCCATGTTGCGTTGGTCGGATGATGGCGGCCACACTTGGTCAAACGAGCATTGGTCGCCACTTGGCAGAATCGGTGCGTATGGCCACAGAACGTTTTGGCGGCGGTTAGGCATGACAGTCAAGCTGCGAGACCGCGTTTATGAGTTGTCCATGACTGATCCGGTCAAAGTGGCCATCATGGGGGCCGAGTTAATCATTAGCCCGACCAATGCCTAGCCCAAACGCAAATCCAACGCCTATTACACCCCCCAGGGTGCCGTTGATCGACCCGCGCACCGGGTTGATCGACCGGGCGTGGTATTTGTTCTTTTTGTCGCTTAGTAACATTGCGACTGATGTGGTAGATGATGGTAACCTTGGCCCTGACTCAGTATCCTTGATTGCGTCCTACGATGCAGCGCTTCGTTTGGTTAATCAGGAATTGCAAACGTTGCCGCCTGTCGTTACCTTACCCGTTCCTGACGTATTGACTGACTGCTGTTCTGCCTTGGTGTCTCAAACCGCAGAAATGCAAAAACAGATTGACGCACTTAACTTGACGCCAATTCCAACGGCCCTCATAGAAGGCTATGGCTATGTTGTTGGCCCTGCTAGTGCCACAGACAATGCCGTTGCCCGATTTGACGGCACTACGGGCAAGATTATTCAAAATTCTGTAGTCACAATTAGCGACACAGGCAACGCTAGCGGCATTTTGTCTCAACAGTTTAGCAACGGCTCGGCTGTCACTCTTGCCGCAGGGAAAATGTGGTATGACGGTTCCACTGGTGCTTGGAATTTGGGCATGGGTGGGGGCAACATTACTCAGCAAGTTGGTGAAGAACTGTTTATTTATGGCAAAGCGTCTGCGGCCATTACAGATTCACCATTACAAATTGTTTGCCACACGGGCACTGTGGGGGCCAGCGGCGTTATTACGTTTGCACCCACGATTGCGGGGATTACAGATGCCAATGCAATTGTCGGCATAGCTACTGAAGATTTGGCGCTTAATGGTTTTGGGCGTGTCACATCGTTTGGCGTGGTGCGCGGCATCACCACCAACGGCACGGCTTTCGGTGAAGTTTGGGCTGACGATGATATTATTTGGTACAACCCCGTAACAGGCAACCCCACCAAAGTTGAACCTGTTGCCCCCTACATTAAGGTGCAAGTTGGCCTTGTAATTAAAGCGGGGGCAGGCGGCTCTGGGTCATTTCAAGTTGGAATTGCTCGGGGCTCAAAACTTGGCGGCACAGATTCCAACGTGCAGTTTGGCACGTTAGCCAATACTGACTTGATTCAGTACAGCACCTCACTGGGCTATTGGACAAATGTGACGCCAGCATCTGTGTTGGCGGCAGCATCAGGAGCACCGGTCACCAAAACTGCCAATTTTACGGTTGCCAACGGTGAAACTTGGTTTATCAACAATAAGTCGAGCGCTACCTGTACAGTCACCTTGCCAGCCGCATCGTCATGGACTGGCCGCACATTGACCTTTCAAAACTATCAAGCCCAGACGTTGGTGTCAGCGTCGAGCAACGTCGTCCCCCAAGCCGGTGGGGCGGCGGGCACCGCAATCCTCTTGGCAGTTGCAGGCAATTGGGCGACAATGGTGTCTGACGGCACCAATTGGGTCATCATGCAAGCTGCCGCTAATAATTGCCTTTTATTGGAGTAACCCATGACAGTCACCGTCAAAGTCCTTGTCCCCGCCAAGAATGTTGAGAACAGTCAAACCACCCAGTACACCGCTACTGGCGTCACAACTATCATCGACAAGTTCACCGCAACCAACTACAGCGCCACTGCCGCGACCATCAGCGTCAACTTGGTCACTGTGTCTGGGTCTGCTGGCAACGCCAACTTGATCACCAAGACCAAAACGCTCCAAGCGTCTGAGGTCTATACATTCCCCGAGTTGGTGGGCCAGGTGCTGGGTGTGGGCGACTTCATCAGCACCATTGCAGGCACTGCCACTTCTATCAACATGCGCGTCAGTGGCCGTGAGGTGACATGAACGAGATCGCTAATTCTTCCGATAAAGTCAGGTTTCGGCAGGACATCCTTGTCGTGCAAGACGGCTTGCAAAAGCTCATCGCGCAGGGCGCGCTGGAGTCTACGCTGGAAGACTGCACGCTCAAGCACTATTTTTCACCCAAAGATGAAAAGTACGGTTGCTGCACATACGCGCGTGAGATGATGATCCCCAAAGGCACATTGATCATTGGCAAAATTCACCGGCATCAACACCTAAATTTTATTTCCAAAGGTAAAGTCGTAGTGTTTACCGAGTTTGGTGAAAAGCATTTGGAAGCACCTTGCACGTTTATTTCCGAAGTTGGTCTTAAACGTGCGGTCTACGCAGAAGAGGATACGCTTTGGACTACGGTTCACATGACTGAATTTGAGTCTGAAGCTGAACTGGATAAAATTGAACAAGAAGTTATTGCACCATCGTATGATGAAATGGGCTTAATTGCATCTGTTGACGCATTGCCGCAATTAACGGCGCAAGGAGAAACACTATGACATGGGGAATGGTTGCCGTAGGCGGCGCTTTGGCATATAGCGCATACACAGGTAAACAAGCGGCCAGCCAAGCTGCGGACGCGCAAGTGCAAGGTTCAGAACGAGCCTCACAAGTTCAACAAGACATTTTTAACAAACAAGTTGAGCTTCAAGCACCGTTTCGCGAAGCGGGCTTAACGGGTCAAAATCGGCTGATGGACTTGTTAGGGCTGAGCGGACGCACGGGCGCGCAAGGCTACGGCAGCGCGGCCAAACCGTTTAGTGAGGCTGACATGTATAAAGACCCTGGGTATGCGTTCCGATTAGCGGAAGGCGAAAAAGCATTGGGGCGAAGCGCGGCGGTGCGAAGCGGCGTAGTTTCAGGCGGGGCGTTAAAAGCTGCGCAACGCTTTGGGCAAGACTATGGGTCACAAGAATATGGAAATGCTTTTAACAGATATAACATCGAACGCGCGGCGTTAATTAACCCGCTCCAAAGTTTGACCGGTCAAGCGCAAAGTTCTGCTAATACGTTGACCGGCGCGGCGGGCAATCTAGGCGCTCAACTAGGCGAAAACATTACCGGCGCCGCAAATGCGCGGGCGTCTGGGTATCTGGGCGAATCAAATGCGTTGACTAGCGCAATAGGTTCGGGGATAAACTTTTACGGTGGCCAGCAGTATCTTAACCGCCTACCTATTCGTTCATAAGGACAGATCATGCCGATCAACCCAAACATCGCAATGGGCGGTCGCCCTATTCAGCTTGACAACCCGTTGGCTCAATACGCGCAATTCTCGCAAATTCAAAACGCACAAAAGCAAAATGAATTGGCAACGTTGCAAGTAGACGCGGCAAAACGCGCGGCTGAAGAAGAAGTTGCAGTTAAAAACTATTTTGCTGAAAACCCAGATTTAGCTTCGCCAGAATCGCAAAACAAATTGATGGGGTTTGGTAAAACAGGGTTATCGTATTCTAAATTGTTGTCAGAACAGCAAACCGCAAATTTAACCCGCGAAGAATTGCAACAAAAAATTTACAAACAAAAACGTGACTTTGGTATGCAAGCGCTGCGGGATTTGTCGCTAAACCCTTCGGACGAAAACATCGTTGCGTTTAGCCAAGACGCAGTCATTCAAAAATTGATGTCGCCAGAAGAAGCTGCGGCCAAAGCCAAACAATTATTGGGCATGCCTGTGCCAGAACGTCAAGCCTACATGGCTGCACAAGGCGCTCAATCTAAAGAGTTGATGGCCTTGTTTGAGTCTAAGCCTGTTGAGCGATCTGACGGCCAACGCAAATGGCTTGAAGAAAGCAACCCACGCCTACCAAGTTTTGGCCAAGTCGTGCGCGCGCCTATTCAAATGCAAGCCACACCAAGCGACGTTCTTAGCGCTACGACTACCATGCGCGGCCAAGACATCGGCGCTACAACCGCAAGACGGGGCCAAGACATTACCGTACGGGGCCAAGACCTTGCTGATGCGCGCGAGTTGCAAAATCTTAAGTTACGGCAAGAAGACCAACGTCGTGCGGCTGACCCCATGTTTCAACAGCAAATGGCCGACGCCCGAGCTTTTGGGGCCAAAATGGGGCAAGACAAAGTATTGCGCGAAACGCAACTGCCCAAGGTTTTGGATACCGCAGCGCAAACGCTTGCTGACGTTGATGCGCTTATTGGTAAACGTGATGACAAGGGAAGTTTGCTTAAAGGTGCAAAACCGCATCCCGGATTTGCAAACGCCGTGGGCGCTGGGCTTCCGTTGCGGTTTATCCCCGGCACGGATGAGTCTGACTTCCAATCCCGTTTTGACCAAATCAAAGGCGGCGCATTTTTGCAAGCGTTTGAAACGCTCAAAGGCGGCGGTTCAATTACACAACCTGAAGGTGAAAAAGGTACCGCAGCGCTTAACCGCATGGGTTTGGCCCAAAGCGAAAAAGAGTTTGTTACTGCGGCTCGCGAATTCCAAGACATTGTGCGCACGGGCGTAGAGCGCGCCAAAAAAATGGCGGGTAGGTCTGGTGGAGAAACCGCACCTGCGGCTGGCGGCGCTGCTGCCGATCCTTTAGGAATTAGATAATGGCCACAATAGCTGAAATTCGCACACAATACCCGCAATATGCAGATATGCCCGATGCGGTTTTGGCTGATGCGCTGTACAAAAAATTCTATTCTGATATCCCCCGTGCAACTTTTGACGCCAAAGTTGGGTTAACGCCTGTTGCGCCAAGTGGCACGGGCATGCCCGGCCCCCGTACACCTGCGCAACCTAAATTGACCGGGGTTCTAGGGGTACTGGAACAGATAGGCGCGCCACTCCAAGCAGCGTCAGAAGGCATTATCAGCGGCGGCGGCAACGTCATGTTTGGCGGCCAACGCTTGTTGGGTATGGGGCTGGAAAAGATAGGTGCTACAAACGCGGGACGCGCTTTGGTTGAGGATGCGTTGCGCCGTCAAGCGGAAGCACAAGCGCGCGTTGCACCGTTTAAAGAAGAATATCCGACTTCTACCGGGGCGGGCGAGTTGGCGGCTGAAGTTGCCGCAACGTATCCTGTAGGTGCGGGGCTTGGCGCTGTAGTGGGAAAAGTTGCGCCGGCGGCTGCGCCGTTGGCGCAAGCCATCCGCACTGGCGGCTTTTCAACTGGTCAAGCCGTACAAAAAGGCGCGCCGATTGCAACGCGGGCGGCTGACTTAGGTATTCGGGCTGCGGGCGGGGCTATTACAGGTGGTACTACTGCTGCGCTAGTTAACCCCGAAGAAGCTGAAACAGGTGCAGCTACTGGCGCAGCGTTGGCCGTTGTCGCCCCGCCGGTTGTTGGCGCGCTTGCAAAAGGTGCGGGGTTTCTCAAAGACGCTTTTACTGGCCAACTTGCCGCAGTCAAAGCAGGCAAAATTTCCCGCGAAGTGGCCGGTGACCGCATCGGGGCTATTCGCGCAGCTCTTGCCGCTGCACCAGATGACTTGACTGCCGCACAGGCTGCGGCTGGCGTACAGAAAAATGCGTTTCAAGCCTTGGGCGCGTTTGCAAGCAAAACAGACGATATATCGTTAAAGCTCAAACAACAAGCCGCAGATGATATTGCAGTGTTGCAACGCATGGCCGAAGGCGGCAACGAAACTGAAGCACGGTCAGCGTATGAGGCGTCAATTAAACGATTGAACCAACTGACGCAAGACATGCGTAATGTTGAGTTGGGCGCGGCCAATCAAGCGGCGCAAACAATCAACCAATTGGCACCGCAAGCGCAACAGCGCCAAGCGTCCATGATAAACGCGCTGCGCGAAGGAATGCCTGCAAACTTGCCTTCTGGTGCGGCGGGCACTCCAGCGCCCGGCGTATCCGGCATTCATGCGGGCACGGAAGCATTGCAACGATCAAATGCTGCAGAAGCCGCCGCTGGACGACTAATGGTTGCGCGCTCTCAAGCTGCTCGCGGTGGTGTTTCAGAACCAACCATTCCCGGCGTAAATGACCGACGGGTTGGAGGTGCTAACCAGTTTGTATCCGAACAATGGCAAGAAACGTCTGACATCTTTGCAAATATTGCCAAACAGCGCCGCGCTGAAGCGGGCTTTTTGGAGCGCCAGATTGGCAGCTTAGAAGACTATGGTTTGCGCCCTTTGGACGCTAACAGTATCACTTCGGCTATTGACTCCAAACTTGCAGCGCCAGGGCTTCGTGCTAGTTTAAACACGGTTAAAGTGTTAGAAGCGGTCAAAGGCGACATTGCCAATTTGACGGCCAAAGGCGGCGGCGTCATTGATGCGCATGACTTGTACACGTTGCGCAAAGAAGGCATCAACGAGCGCATCATGCAGATTCTTGGCCAGACTGACCCAAAGATCAGCGCCAAAGTGACGCGCAGCGTGCTCCAAGAAGTTCGCCCGCTGATTGACGACGCAATTGAAAGGGCAGGCGGCACTGGGTGGCGCGACTACCTCAAGACGTATTCGCAAAACATGCAAGCGATTGACCAAAAGGCTATGGCAGCGCAAGCAGCCAAGTTGTTTAAAGATTCCCCACAGGAATATGTTCGTCTGGTACGGGGTAACAATCCAGATGCCGTGGAGGCTATTTTTGGCCCGGGCAGCTACGACATCTTTAAAGAGATGGGCAGTAAAATGCCTACGCTAGAAAAACTTGCCACTAGCATTGAAACTAAAGAGGCAATGAAAGAAGCTGCGGGTCTGGGCCAAGAAGCATTTGCCGATGTTATTGAACGCGCCGGCAGGACTTTTCCGCGCCTTCGTAACACGCTCAACGCAAAAGTCACGTTTGCCAACCTTACTTCAGATCAGTTGGAAAGTTTGATCGGGCCAAAAATCGCGGCTAAATTGCGCGAGGGCATGGTGTCTGGCAAAACCGCGCTAGAAATGCTCAATACACTGCCTGCGTCAGAACGTGCTGGCGTGCTGCGCATGTTGACTGACCCCTCTAAGTTTGGCAAAGCTGGTGCGGCTGCGGCTCGCGCAACAGTAATGCCTCAAGCACCAACCAACGCCTTGGCTCCAGCGTCGGAAAACCAAAACGCTTTGGCACAATGATGGACTACCAAGTACTCTTCAACATCGCCGTGGCCATCGCCGGATTCTTCGGCGGGTGGACGCTCAACCGCATCTACATCGCCATCGACCGGCTGGACGGCGACGTGCGCAACATGCCTTACAACTACGTAAGCAAAGACGACTACAAAGCCGACATCCGCGACATCCGCGAGATGCTGGGCAAGATTTTTGACAAGCTCGACAACAAGGCTGACAAATGAGCGAGGAAAAAATTCAAGCCATGGAAAGCAAAAGCGCTCTAATTGAGAAGATTACGTTTGCATTGTTGCCTTTGTTGTTTTCCTGTGTGGTTTACCTGATGTCGGCACTGTCTAATTTGTCACATGAAGTCACCGTCCTAAACAGCAAAATCAGCTTGGTGGTGACCAGCGACAACCGACAAGCGGTTAACTCAGGCGCTGAATTAGCCCGTGAAAAACTACGCCAAGACTTAGAAAAAGAAATCCAAAAAAACCGCGATGACATCCAAGTCAACCGAATGCACATTGCCATCTTGGAAGAAAAACTCAGTGTTGTCCACCGCATAAAGGAAAAATGATGCTGACCCTGTTCTCATCCCTTATCAGCTTCCTCATGGGCGGTTTGCCCAAAATCCTTGAGCTATTCCAAGACCGCGCCGACAAGAAGCATGAGCTGGCGCTGGCCGCCATGCAAACCGAGCGCGAGCTGACCTTAAAGAAAGCTGGTTTGGAAGCGCAAGAGCGCATCGAACACATCCAGACCGAACAGATTCAGATCAACGCCGAGGTCACCAACAACCAGACGGCCATGCAAGAGCGCCAGGCGCTCTATGCGCACGATATTGCGCTGGGTCAGGGAGCGGCTCAATGGGTGACCAACATGCGCGCAGCGACTCGTAGCGTCATCACCTACGGCATGTTTGCCATGTTCATGTTCGTGGAGATTTTTGGTTTTTATTACGCTTGGCACACAGACGTGGCCTTTGATGTGGCGCTCAATCACCTGTGGGACGATGAGACCCAGATCATTTGGGCGTGTATTGTGAGCTTTTGGTTTGGCGGCCAAGCATTTAAGTCGAAATGAACGTCAGCGCTGATGCGATCAAGATGATCCAGCACCATGAGGGCATCAGGTACAAAGCGTATCGGTGCCCAGCGCAGCTTTGGACAATAGGAGTCGGACATGTACTTTACCCAGACCAAGCTAAGATACCAATGGATCAAAGAGGCGCTTACCCGTTACGCCCAGAAGATAACCGAACGTTTTCAAAGGACGAAGTAGATGGAATTCTCAGAAGCGATCTACAGCGCTTTGAGCGCGGTGTGGAGCAACTTATATCTGTCAAACTTACCCAAGGCCAATTCGATGCTTGCGTCAGCTTTGCTTTCAATGTTGGTCTGGGAACGCTACAGCGCAGCACCTTCCGTCAAAAGGTTCTTCGCGGGGAAAAAGACGCGGCCATAGCGTCGCTGTTGCAATACTGCAAGGCTGGCGGCAAGGTGCTCAAAGGTCTTGAGAACCGCCGCAAAGACGAAGCCGCGTTATTCATCTCTTAAACTTTTTTCTAAAAAAGTACAAGATCACCGCGTAGTCCACGCCAAAACGCTTGGCGATTTCTTTCTTGGTGACGCCTTCGTTCCACAGCGTTATGGCTCTGGACTCGCTGATGGGTGTGGGCTTGCGCCCGCTGCCTGGCCTGGCGCCGCCTTTAGTCTTCATTGAGCGCCATCCAGACCATCAGGCAGATCACGCCGACGCCCACGGCAATGCCAAGGAATCCAACCGCAAATACGGCAAGTATGGTTTCGATCACATCACACCTCGCATTTCCCAGCCGGCTAGGAAATAGTTCCATCGCCCTTGCATAGCCTGGTTGTTGTACTTGTCACCTGTCATGGCCAAGTCGGCGTCGGTATAGCCCTTTGATGACATCAAGGCGTGGAATACTTTACGTGCTTTCATTTTTCTTCTCCAGTTCGCGCCAAGCCTCTTCCTCAGCGTCGTCGATTTGCACTTTGCGCCAGCCAGAGCGCTTCTGGCACTCTTGCTTGCAGTCGTGCAAGCACAGCGCCTCTTGTGGGTAGGCGCAGTCCTGTGGGTCTTTCATTTGATCAACTCCCGGTATGCGTTAATGGCGGTCTTCAAATCGTTTTGCAACTGCTGGATGCGGTCGTCTTGCTCTTGCATCTTGGCGTAGGCTTCGGCAGCAAACTTGGCCAGGTTCTCCTGACTCCATGTGTCAAATGCTGGCATGGCTTACCTCACTCGGCGCAATGGTTCGACCACCTTCTCAGGTGGGGGTGGGGGCAAGCCTGCGCTGGGTGCAGTCCAACCCTGCTTGCGCCAGGTCGATTGCACATCTGACCCTCGGGTGGGTTTGAACTTGGCGTTCGTGATTAACACGCTTGGCATCACAATCTTGGTGCCGGGTGGGGGTGTCCAATTACTCATGGTCGTCTTGCCTCTTGTAGTATTTCAATACGCTCGCGGGATGCCCGCAAGGCCGTGTAGCGCTGGTGCAGTCGCTCCAGCACAGACACTCTTTTGCCTGACTCACGTTCATGGGTCAGCATCTCAAGCACCTTGGCTTCGTCCAGGGTCTTGAGTTCAGCGTTCAGTTTTCGCCAAGTGATTTCCAATTTTTGTCTCCAGTTTAGCTATCAAGTCAATGGTGTGCTGTAACGTACGCGCAGCGGCGTTGGCGTCCTTGCGGTGAATTTTCAATATGGATCGCGCCGCTTTGAGTTGCGCTTTCCACAGGTCTAGTCTGGTCATTTAAGTTCCTCCATTGCAATATCCGACACCGCCCGCTTGTCATGCAAGGCGGCAAAAATTTTTTCGTCAACCGTTTTGTTGGTCAGCATCACGTAGCACCACACAGCGTGCGCTTGGCCTGAGCGGTGCAAACGACCAATGGTCTGTTCGTACAGCTCCAGACTCCACGGCAGGGACAGAAACACCATGTGACACCCCCCGTGCTGGAGGTTGAGCCCGTGGCCGGCTGACTTTGGATGGACGGCCAGTAGCCTGACTTGTCCAGCATTCCATCGCTCGATGGCTCGGTCGTCGTCAAGAGTCGTGGGAGTGAACCGGCGCTTAAGCTCGGCAAGTTCTTCTTGGTACTGGTAAACAATGATGGTATTTGCGTGCTGGTTCTCATCTAGCAACTCCTCCAAGCGATCAAATTTGTGCGGGCTAAACCACACCGCAGTTGTAGTAGAGTCAAACTTGCCGGGTGTTTCGGAGGCTTGCTTTTGCGTGTCGTACACGAACCCGCTGGCCATTTGCTGCAGCTTGCCGGTCACCACGCCCCCATTGGCCGCTATGGCCTTGGCGTCAGGGAACTCCACCACAAAGTCGGCCTTCATCTTCTCGTAGGGCTTGCGGTCGCTCAAATCGCAACGCACCTCGACGACGTGCAGCGGGGGCAGCTTGTCTTTGTATTCGCCTGGCTCCAACACAAACGTCGCCGGTTTGATCTTGTCCATGACCTTGGCAAGCGACCCGACCCGTGGCGCCCACTCGCCAAAGTCTTTGTTGACCAGCACAAAGTACTGCTGCATGAACGCGCCTTTGGAGCGGCCCAGCAGGCTCAGGTCAATGATCTTGCACTGGCCAAACACGTCCTCCAAGCCGTTGCTGGTAAAGCTGCCGGTCAAGCCCCAGCGGATAGGCACGTCTTTGATGATCTTGTCGAACGCCTTGAAGCGCGCGCCTGATGGGTTTTTTAATTTTGTGAGCTCATCAAACACCAAGCCGTCCACCAACAGGCCGTCGCCGGTTACACCACACACATCAGCTAACCATTGCAAGTTGTCGTAGTTGATGACGATGACATTGGCGTCGCTGTTAAACGCATCGTTGCGTTGCTTGGGTGTGCCGACCGCAATGGCCAACTTCAGTTGCTTGCTCCACTTGGCGGCCTCAATGGGCCACACGTCGGTACAGACGCGCTTGGGCGCCACCACCAACCAGCGCTTGACGTGGCCGTCTTTGATCATGGCGTCCATGGCGGTCAGCGTGATCGCTGTCTTGCCAGCACCCACAGGCGCCAGCACCATGGCGCGGTCGTGCTCGTACAAGAAGTCAGCGGCCTGCTCTTGATAGGGTCTAAGTTTCAACGTAGGCATCAATAGCTTCTCCGCTTTGCGGGCCACCAGGCAAAACAATTGGCGACACCCAACGGTCGCCTACCAACCGCTTGCTGCGCACGTACTTGGCCATTTGCGCATCCGTCAACTGGCCGTATTGCGGCGCTACATACGGGTCAGGCGGGATGTCAAACTTTGTCCCCGTGGGCAATGAGTTCCATTTCTCAACAATTGCCAGCGCGGTTTCTTTGTCTGTAAATACAGCGCCGCGTTTTGACATAAACGACAGTGTGTTAAACGCATTGTTGGCCACAAACCACCACCCATTTGGGTTGTTGTCATTTGCAGGCCGCGCTTCATAGGGCGGGTACAGCACGCCACCAGACGGCGCGGCGTCATCAACGCTGTCGCCTACAAAGGTGGCCCCTACGATATTAACTAATCCATCCATCAATCTGCTCCTTAGTCCATAAACACGCATAGCGCTGGTTCAACAGTGCCATGTCCGACATGAAAATTTTCTGCAAGGGCGACAGTCTGCCGCCTTTTGTTTTCAACTCCACGAACCATGTAGTGCCATCAGGCAAACAAGCGATCCGGTCAGCCACACCTTTGCGCCCAGGCGAGGTGAACTTCCACGTCTTGCCGCCCCTGCGCTCCACAGTCCAGACAAAATATTTTTCGACTTCTGATTCTTTCATGTCAAAAAGTTTAGCACACTTTTATTTTCTGTGCTACAGTCAAGGCTCATCAACTCAACTAAAGGACACTTCGATGAAACATCTCCTCCTAACTTTGTTGGCCGCTGCTTCTGTAGCGCACGCCGACAACTTCGCCGAAACCGACAACCAAGCGGGCGGCAAGATCACCATAATGACCGATGCCTGCGAGGCTGACAAAGCACAGTCCCGCGCTTACTTCTACACCCGTGACGGGCTGACTGAAGAAGGTTGCTGGAAGTACGACGCTGAAACAATCGTCATCGTCTGGGAGCGCCAAGGCAAGCGTCGCTATCCCATCAACATGTTCTCGCTCATGGGCGGGTATCGTAAATTCAAGGCGTTTTAATCATGGAACTGAAAATCACCACCACCGAAGCAGAGAAAATTCTCTTGGAATGGGCGCAAGCCAGATTCCCAGATGCCTTCAATGCAGTAGAAATCAAAACCTACAGCTACAGCGGCGAAATCAAATTCACCAAAGAGGAAACAGCAGATGCAGCACAGTAACATTGTCGGCGGCTCGACCGCCAAGCGCGTCATCAACTGCCCAGGCTCAGTGGCCTTGGTGCAAAAGATGCCGCCCCAGCCCAGCAACAAATACGCCGATGAGGGCACGCTGTTGCACAACGTCATCGCCGACATTGTGATGACCGACAACCCGCCCGAGCATTACCTGGGCACCAAGTACGAAGACCAAGTGCTGACCCAAGAGTTGATTGACAATAAACTCAAAGTGGCTATGGCCGCGCTTGATGAGATCGACCCAACCAAGGAGATGGAAATTGAAGCTGAAACTCGCGTTGGCTTTGGCGATCTACTGCCTGGTGTGTTTGGGTCTACCGACCTCATTGGGCGTATCGGAAACCGCGCAATTGTTCTTGATTGGAAGTTTGGTGATAATGTTGCTGTGGAAGTAGAAGAGAACCCGCAGCTCATGTTCTACGCCGCTGCGTCCATGCGCACTGAAGCCGCCAAGTGGGCGTTTGATGGTGTCGATGAGATCGAATGCGTGATCGTGCAGCCGCCCCAGGTCAAGCGCTGGGTAACCACGCCAAAGCGCATTGCTGAGTTTGAATTGCAGTTGGTGCAAGCGGTCAAGCTGGCGCAAAAGCCAGACGCCGAGCTCAAGACTGGCGACCACTGCCGCTGGTGCGCAGCCAAGCCCATCTGCCCACAGATGACCGGCGCTGTTGACCGGGCCTTGAAGACGTCCATCGACGCCTTGGACGCGCCTCAGATCAGCGCGTATCTAAAAAACGCCGATATGCTGGAGCAGTGGATCACTGACCTGCGCGCGCTGGCGCTTCAGATGCTGGACAGCGGTGCTAAACTGCCCGACTACAAGTTGGTGGCCAAGCGTGCCATCAGACAGTGGACTGACGAAGACAAGGCCAAAGTCGCCCTGTTTGCGTTCGGTCTTACAGAATCTGAGGTGATGGAGACTTCTATCATTTCACCGGCCAAGGCTGAAAAAGCGCTCAAAAAGCGCAAGCAAGCCTTGCCCGATGATCTGGTCGTCGCCGTCAGTTCGGGTAACACCATCGCGTCTGAGAGTGATCCCAGGCCGGCGGTGATTCAAATCGGGAAGCAACTCACTGCTGCCCTTTCTAAACTTCAATAAGGACTATCATGTCAAATTTAGTAGCGTTCTCTCAAGCGGGCTTGCCCGCAGTCTCCACCCTCTCAACCGCTTTGCGCGCGATCCAAGCAGACGTTGGCCCAGCCGGCACAGTCATCCTCAAAATGGATAAAACTGGCCACTGGGTCTTTGGTGCCGATCAGACCGAAGTGGAAGACGACTCCACCTGGGCCATCAACCCTTTCAGCTTTGTCCACGGCTTCATCGCCTGGGGCGATGGCGAAGTGCTGGCCGAGAAAATGGCGTCGGTGTCCCAACCGTTGCCTGAGCTTGATGAAGCGCCCCCCGGCGCCAAAAAAGGCTGGGAGACACAAGTGGGCATGAGCCTCAAGTGCATCAGCGGCGAAGACAAGGGCATGGAAGCGCGGTACACCACCACGTCAGTGGGCGGCAAACGCGCTGTGCAGACCTTGGCTGTAGCGTTGGCAGAGCAAGTCGAAAAAGACCAAGCGAAGCCCGTGGCAATCGTGCGCCTCAAAAAGGATCACTACGCCCACAAGAGCTACGGCAAAATCTACACGCCTGTGTTTGAGGTGCAAGAGTGGGTCAGCATGGACGGTGAGCCTGAGCCTGCAAAGGTTGAGGAAGCACCCGCGCCTGCACCCGCAGGCCGTCGTCGTCGGTCTGCCTAAGTGACTTTTCTGATGCCCGTTGGTGACAGTGGGCATTGGAAAAGGAGACACTTATGGAAGTCTGGAAACTTGTGCCTGAGTATGAAGGCAAATACGAAGTCAGCGATCAAGGGCGTGTTCGTTCGTTTCAACGAGACCCACAAGGCCGCATTTTGCGCCCAGGTCGTATGCCTGGGGGCCATTTGAGCGTGGCTTTGGGGCGCGGAAATAGTCAATGCGTTCACAAGCTAGTGCTGTTGACCTTTGTTGGGGCTGCCCCCGATAAGCATGAGTGCTTGCACATAAACGGGATTCCAAACGATAACCGGTTAGCTAATTTGCGGTGGGGCACGCGCAGTGAAAACAACATAGACGCAGTATTACACCAGCATAGAGGTAAGCTGACTGAAGCACAAGTGAAGGATATTCGTAGCCGAATTAAATCTGAGGGTCGTGGTATTGGAAGGCAATTAGCGGCTGAATACGGCGTACATGAAACAACAATAAGCGCCATAAAAGTGCGGAGACACTATGACTGCTTTGTGGATTGACTTTGAAAGTAGATCACGCTGCGACCTAAAAGCCGCAGGCGTTTACAACTACGCTCAAGACCCATCGACCGACGTGCTGTGCATGTCGTGGGCTTTTGATGATGATGAGGTGCAGACGTGGCTGCCCGACCAACCATTCCCCGAGCGCGTGCGCAACCATAAGGGCTTGATCTACGCCCACAATGCCGCTTTTGAGCGCCTGATTTTTTGGTACGTGTTGCAGGTCGATTTTGATCTAACACAGTTCTACTGCACCGCCACCCAAGCCCGCGCCAACTGTGCGCCGGGTAGCCTTGAAGACGTGGGGCGCTTCGCCGGCGCGTCCATGAAGAAAGACCATCGCGGCTCGCAGTTGATCCGCTTGCTTTCAATTCCGCAGGCCGATGGCACCTTTAGGCAAGACCCGGCCCTGATGGCCGAGATGGTGGCCTATTGCGAGCAAGACGTGCGCGCCATGCGCTCGATCAGCAAGGCGCTCAGGCCATTGTCAGAGGAAGAGCTGCTTGACTACCACGTCAACGAGCGCATCAACGACCGGGGCGTCTTGGTCGATGTGCCCCTGTGCAAGGCGGCCATCAAATACGCCAGCGATGAGTTGGTCGAGATCGAGCAGATCGTGGCCGAGGTCACCGAAGGCGCCATCACCAGCGTGCGCTCCCCCAAGATGCGCCAGTGGGTGATTGAGCGCGTGGGCCCGCAAGCCCTCAAGCTCATGGAGACCTACAAAGACGGCGAGATGAAGTACAGCATCGACAAGACTGTGCGGGCCAATTTATTAAACTGTGAGGATGTCCCACCAGATGTTCAAGAAGTCATTCAATGCGCAGACGACCTCTGGGCGTCGTCGGTTGCGAAGTTCAGCCGCCTTGCAAGCCTGGCAGACGTCGAGGACAACCGAGTTCGAGGCGCGTTTGTATTCGCAGGCGGCAGCGCCACAGGCCGAGCTTCAAGCTATGGAGCCCAGGTTCACAATTTCACTCGCAAGTGCGCCGAATCGCCCGAAGACGTTAGAACTGCAATGGTCAGAGGCCATTCAATTGTTCCTAGATTTGGAAAGCGCGTTACTGATGTCCTCAAAGGGATGCTCAGGCCCGCACTGATCCCCGCTAAGGGTAAGTCCTTGGTCGTGGCTGATTGGGCCGCCATCGAGGCCCGCGCCAACCCATGGCTCTCAGGCCGTGGGGACGACAAGCTGGCCATCTTTGCTAAGGGCGAGGACGTGTACAAGGTCAACGCCGCTGCGACGTTCGGGGTGAGGGTCGATGAAGTGACCAAAAACCAGCGCCAGATCGGCAAGGTGCAAGAGTTGGCCTGCGGCTTTGCCGGTGGCGTGGGTGCCTTTGCGGCCATGGGCCGCGCCTATGGCGTGCAACTCACCGAGTTTGAGTCCAAGCGCATGGTAGACGCATGGCGCAGGGCCAACCCTTGGTCTGTGCCCTACTGGCAGAACCTTGAAGAAGCCTACACCAGGGCGATGCGAAACAAGGGCCATGAGTTCAGCGCGGGGCGGGTCACCTATATGTTCGATGGCCAGCATCTCTGGTACGCTCTGCCCTCCGCGCGGGTGCTGTGCTACCCGTTTGCCAAGCTAGACGCCGATGGTGTGACCTACGCCAAGGCCGCTTGGAAACCAGCAGCAGACGCAAAAGAATGGCCGCGAGCCCGCCTTTGGAAGGGTCTAGCGTGTGAGAATATCACGCAGGCAACGGCCAACGATTTGCTACGCCATACCCTGCGCCAGCTTGATGATGTGGTGCTCCATGTGCATGATGAGGTGGTGTTGGAAACCGATCGGCCAGAGGAGATGGCCGCGCGATTGAAAGAGGTGATGTGTACGCCGCCCGAGTGGGCCAAGGGCTTGCCCCTTGACGCAGAGGTGGCGATCATGTCGGTATACGGCAAGTAAAAAGCCCGCTTGCAGGCGGGCCTTTAAAGGAGACACATTTTGGAATTTCTGGATTTTATTACTAAATTAGCCCCAAGTGGCGAGACAGCGCTGATTGTCAGGCAAAAACCACAGTTGACCTCAGAAGGCGACATTCAAATGCACGCCGATGGGGCCGTCAAATGCACATGGCCGGCATTCCTGCCCGACCCCAAGCGCATCAAGGCAGATCAAGCCTGGTACGGCAACACGGCCAGCTTCATCATCGACCGATTCGCCGAGGGCCGCGTGTCAGCGTCCGCTGCCAATTGTGAGTACATCCTTGTGATGATGCTGGACGACATCGGCACCAAGTCCAAGACCCCGCCGCTTGACCCGACTTGGATCATGGAGACATCGCCCGGCTCATTCCAGTGGGGCTACGCCTTCAGCGACCAGCCGACCAAGGCCGAGTTCAGCGCGGCCATCAAAGCCATCGCCGAGGCGGGTTACACCGACCCCGGTGCCTGCAACCCGGTGCGCAACTTTCGCTTGCCTGGGTCGATCAACCTGAAGCCCGGTCGCGACAACTTCGCCGCCCGCCTGGTGACTTTTAATCCAGAGCGTGAATACTCACTAGGTGACATTTGCACCGCCTTGGGTGTCACACCAGTGGAACCCGACTCGCTTACCCTGCGCCCGATCCGCATCTCTGATGATGGCGCGGATGACGTGATGGCGTGGCTCAGTGGTCAGGGTCTGCTACTGTCCAAACCCAACAACGAAGGTTGGGCAGGCGTCATCTGCCCCAATGGTGCGGAGCACACAGACGGCAACCCAGAGGG